TATGATATCATCCAAAAAGATAGAGCTAACATCATCACAATTTTAAGTGATACACAACAGATCCTTAGTGATTTGAATGTATACTTTAATGACAGCTCAGACTTCAGCTTTGATGTGGTAGGAGTACCTACATTCTCACCCCTCAATAATGACTTGCTAGATTACGCTGCAGGATACCAGATGAGTATTACTCTTACAGTTAATGACTGGACTGATTGTGCTGTGCCGATTTAAACATTTCACTTTGATAATATAATATAGGTATGGCTAATGGATGGTGGGGTGATTGGAGACCCTCTTTACCTGCTCACACAGGAGACTTACAACCAACAGATTTGATAGAGTGTACTTCCATTATAGGAGGGCTTCCTGTCAATACTGCTATTACAGGCACTCAAATAATAAACGCTGCTAGTGGTGGTAGTGCTGTATGGGGAGGGATTACAGGAACGCTATCTGCTCAGACTGATTTGCAGACTGCATTGAATGCTAAGCAGAACCAATTAATACTATACTGCTCATCTGCTACTACAGTAGTAACAGGTACTACTAATGAAACTTTGATAGCTTCTGTGCCTATACCTACCACAATAAGTAATGCAATGCTTCGCTCATCTTTTACTGTAAGAGTAATCACATTAGGTGGGGCTGCACCTAGAAGCAGAATAAGAATAGGCACATTTGCTAGTCCTACTACAGCACAAATAACAGCCTCTACTATTTTAGCAACTAATGCTATAGGTAGTTTAGGCATGGCATCTTTGTATAGAACTATGCCTGTAATTGGTGGGGTGTTAGGAGATATAAAAGCCTTTGCACCAGGTAGTAATGCTAATGCTGATTATGGACAGTTGGCTGCTTTTACAGTAACACCTAGAGACTTTACAACTCAGCAATACTTATACTTTACAATTACTAATAACACCTTAACAGCAGTAACCGAAAGTTATGGATTACTAGTAGAAAATATACAATAATGGGTAGATACGCAAACACAGGAGAATTTAATGTGCTATATCCTACACGTAGGAGGATGGCTGCTATATTAAAAAGGATATTAAGAAATGATATAGTAGATGGTGAAGGTACCTTAGTAGAAAGTATACGTATCAATGCTAAGATTACAGGCTTTGAGAAGCTAGAGATACAGATAATAGCTATGTACTATTTTATATTTCTTAATAATGGGGCTTTCTTGTGGAATGGTGGGGTAATTACTCCTAGAGATTACGTAGCACAATTCACAGCAGAGCTAAACTCCGCAGGGATTACTGCTGAGATATATGCTCAGTACACTGAGTGGCTTACTAAAAGATTTCCTATACTAGATGTGGTGGAAGTGCTAGAAAAAAACCAAAGAATAGTATACACATTTGAGGCACTAGATCCTCCTGAAGGATTTACACCTGGTTATCCCTTAGATGTCTAGCTCTTTCTTCATACCCATCATATTGAATACGTAGGTAAGGGGTAGAGCTCCTATCTTATCAGACTTAGTTAGATCATTATTGCACAGGCCGTAGATCATACGCTCCCAGCTCCACTTAGAATCTTTCTTACTATCCTCCTCCTCTTTCAGCTCCTCAGGTGTGAGCTCTGCTTTCTCTTCTGGTGTTAGCTCAGGTAGCTCCTCACCTTGGAATAAGTTTTGGTAGGTCTTTAGAAAGTTATCTCTGAACTTTAAGAACTCGCTAATGATACCATACACATCTGTGATTGGTAGATCTAAGAACTTATCTGCTCTGATAGTACAGTCATATTCATACGGCTCTATTATCTCCTCACCCCACTCATTAACTTTGCTTTGCCTGTAAAGGATACCACAGATATTAGCTAGGTTAGTAACGTAGTTATTAGTGAAATAATAATCTAGATCTATGTACTCATATAGGCACAGCTTATTAAAGGGCTTAACCTTCATACCTAGAAGCTCTGATTTATAATTGTTAGATGGCTGTGAGAGTGCCCATTTGCACTGCTTAACTATCTTTACCATATCATCCACATCTATATCATCTATCACCTCAGTAGACTCATTACAAATAATAGATAGTATCTCAGTATTATAGTAGTAGGATCCTTGTGATTTATCTATCTCAGATATCTCTATGAACTGCTCTACAGATATCTCACTCCACTGCTTCGGTAGATACATTCTCCACTTGATTTTTTACCTTGTTAGCCACAAACATAATGTAAGGGATGCAGATCTCTGCTTTTAATTTTCTTATGTGCTTAGACTTTAACTTAAGGTGAGCCTCAGAGTAATGCTCTGCAGTAGTAAGGTGATCTGCTTTAAACATTACTGCCATCATATCTGAGATGTATCCCTTCTGCTTATGGATGGCAATTTTTTCTATTAGCTTAGTTTCTCTTACTGTAAGTTTAAGCTCTGCTGTATATGTAAAGCCATCTAGCTCTAGTGTACCTACAGGCTCCATATGATTTGTAAGCTCTGGTGCTGTATTAAACTCTTTAACAATATCAATAAAATCTGAGATATCAAAGTCAAAAAATTCCTTCTCAGGTATTCCTAGATACTCAAAGATTTGCAGATGCCTGTCCACAGGATCTATCTCTTTATTATTATTGATATCTGTAATTGCTTCAAACTGCTCAATAGTCAGTTCTTCAATTTTGTTGGGGATCTCCCTTCCTAAAATAGTTACCATAGTTTATTTTTTTTACAAATATATGAATAATTATAATATAGGTATGGCAAAAGATAAACTACCTGTTTACAAGATTACTATAGATCCTGAATACTCTGAAAATGGGGAGGACTTAGGTATAGAACAAATTGCTTTTACATCCACTCCTGCTATCAAAGTAATGGGTATGGCTTTCAATAGCCAGGTTAAGCCTATGATATTTACAGATGATCTTAAGTATCGTATAGTAGCACCTGCTCTTATCCCTATGGAGATCTATAGGAAGGATGATGAGGATGGTAAAGAGTACTATGTTAAGTTTTCAATTGAGGAGATAGAGAAAATTCATGCAAAGTTCATGCGTGACATGTCTAACAAAGACTTGTTTAACCTAGAGCATGATACTGAGAAGACTGTACCTGCTTATGTACTTGAGGCATGGATAGTAGATACACCCAAAGAGGATAAGGCATATTCTAGTTTTGGGATAGAGGTACCTGAGGGTACACTAATGGTAACAGCCCAGGTAACAGATAAAGAATACTATGCACAACTGGTAGCAGATGGGCAGGTAGGTTTCAGCATAGAAGGATATCTAGGCATGAAGCTCAAAGAACAGCAACAACTTAAAACAAATAATATGAACAAATTACCTGATGGTGAGCACATGATCGACGGCAAAATCTACGTTGTGGTTGATGGTGAAATTACCGAAATTAGAGAAAAAGAAGAGGAAGTAGTAGTAGAAGAAGAGGAAATGTCTGATACTGTAGTAGAAGAGGAAGTAGTAGAAGAAGAAGAAATGGCTGTAGATCCTGCTATGGATGCAGAGGCTATCTTAGAGATAGTACGTCCATTTATTACTGAGCAAGTAGATGCACTTGTGGCTATGATAGCTGATTTAAAAAATCAATTTGAAGAGTCTCTAGTAGTTGATACAGAAGAAGAGGTGATGGAAGAGGCTGTAAAGATGAGCGTACAGCAAAAATTAAGTAAATTCAATAAATTTAATAATCAATAAACAAAAAAACAAAATGAGAAAACTAAGATTTGATTTAAACATTGATGCTTCTGCATTATTAGCACCCAATGCTGATGCGTTCTACGCACAGGCTTACCTTTCAGGTAGTGAAATTCCTGATAACTTCCGTACTTTACCTGGTATTAAGTACAAAACAAAAATTGGTACAGTTACTTTTGGTACAGGCTTACTAGCTACTAGCCCTTGTAACTTCCCTAACCTTAACACTGATGATTTAAGCTCTCATGAAGTAGACGTATGTGCTCTTTCTGCTATGGCTCAGGTTTGTCAGTTTGACTTAGAGCAGTCTTTTGTATCTTTACAAATGGCAGCAGGATCTAATGGTGACTTTACTGTAGCTTCTTTCTTTAGCTTCTACTGGTCTGAAATGGCTAACGCTATTGCAGGTCAAATTGAGGCATTAAGATGGAGAGGTGATATTACTTCCCTTAACCCACAACTTGCTTTATGTGATGGTTATGAGAAACAATTAGCTGCTTCTGAGTTAGCTGGTGATGTTATCAATGGTGGTGGTGGTGCTATCACTACATTCTCAGGTGTTGGTGGATTAGGTGCAAAATTAGAAGCTGCGTTTGCTTTGGTTCCTGCAGCTATTGCTTCCCGAACTGCTGACTTGCGTATCTACATGCCTACTCAATTGGTTAATATCTACCGATTAGGTGTAGCTTCAGGTAACACTAATGCATTTATCACACAAGACTTGGCTCTTACTTACTTAGGTATCAAAATAGTTCTTTGTCCAGGGATGTCTAACAATAAATTTGTGATTACTTTGAAAGACAACCTTATCTATGCATTTGATGGTGAAGGTGACTCTTCTGACTTACGTGCTGTAAACTTAGCAGATACTGTTGCTGAGCCAATTATCAGAACACGTGCAAACATGAAGGTAGGATTTAGCTTTGTTAATCCAACTGACATCGTTTACTACGCATAATAATAATTATTAATTCATAGAGGGGGGCAACCCCCTTTATATAAAACATATAAATCATGCCAACAACATGCCAGGCCCTAGAGGGCATTTTAAAAAGTTGCGATAACAACAGTGGGGGTATCTATGGTATATGGATTAACCAACAGGATAACATCGTATCCATCACTCCTACAGATCCATCTGCAGGTGCAGGATGGGAGATCACTGCTATTACTTTAGCTCCTTTAGCTCCAGTATTTGAGAACTATTACATCCGTAGAAATACATCTAGCTATACAGAAGAGGCTGCTATTGATTTGATCAATGGTTCATCTTATGTTACTGCTACTATTAATTTAATGTTCCAAAGACGCGAAGCTGATAAGTCAAGAGCTATCAAAATTTTGGGATCAGGACAACAGTATCTTACTGCAATTGTTTTGGATGCTAATGGAATTTATTGGTACTTCCCTTACTTACAAGTTACAGGTGTAGCTGAAGGTTCGGGCACAGCCAGAGCTGATGGTTCTAAATACGCCGTTACTCTACTTTCGGAAGTGGAATACTTGGCCTATACAATAGATCCAGCTATCATCACAGCATTGACTACCTAATACATTTAACACGCTTAAAATTAGCCCTGCATATTGTGGGGCTTTTTTTATTTCTAAACATTTACAAGTGAACATATAATATAGGTATGATATACATTGAACAGGGAACTATTAACCAGGTAGTGCTAACCTTAACAGAGGTTACTACTGTACCTACCCCTCATTATCTATTTGCTTTCACTAATGAAATGAATACTACTTCTAGCACTCAG